AGGAGCAACACGGGGTCAGCTTCCAAGGGCGCTCATCTTCATCTAACAATTGGCCCAAAGGTCACATCGGTAACATTCGGCACTGTCTTTGACCCTGAAAAGTTCATTGACGAGCGTCTCGATGCCTAGCTGGAAGCACCGCCGCAGGCTGATCTACATGAGCTTTGCTCTGTCTGCTCTGATGATTCTGTTTGGTGCAGCTACCTACGCCTCTGACAGTTCGGTCAGCAGGGAACTAATAATCGGCGGTGTCGCCTTGATAAGCATTATCCTGACCGCTTATACTGCATTTGCAACATACGAAGATGTAAAGACAAGGAAAAGGGACAATGAAGATTTTTAGTTTGGAATTCTGGAGCTACGCTGGCGAGCGCGCCATCAAGACAGTAGCTCAATCCGCAATCGCCGTTCTCGGAACTGGCTCAATCGGACTATTCGCAATTGACTGGGTTAGCCTGGCATCGGTATCGCTAGGTGCTGGTTTCCTGTCTATTCTGACTTCAGTCGCTTTCAAAAAGGACTAAAAGAAAAAACCCCTAGCCAATCCTCTAGGGGTTTCTCTTGTCCCGACCCGACCCCGCAGGGATCACTCTCGGTTTGTCTTGGCAACATTTGTAGCTAAGTGACTAATAAGAAAATAACAGGGGATTTTAGATTTGTCAAATACTTTTTGTAGGTATGTCATCTATAGGTGCGACAACGGCCATGCGCTGTTGTTAGGCCACCTTGTAAACAATCGCGGTTTGAACATCTCCCCGTCTCCAGTCGTATGTTCGTCCTGCACGAGTAGCTTTAGCCACTGTGATTTTCCCGCCCTTTTTGAGCTTCCGTCTCTCATAAGCCGTTAGCCCGCCCCACACGCCATACTCCTCATTGGTTTTCAACGCGTAAGTCAAGCACTGCTTTATAACTGGACACTGAGCGCATAGCTGCTTAGCTACCATGTAAAGATTCACATTGGCATCTTGATCTGGAAAGAACAGCTCTGGGTCTGTATTGGTGCAGGGTGGGATTGTCGGCGCTTGTTCCATCGCCTCAGCAAGCTTTATGTATTCGGGATGATAAATCATGCAAGCAATCTAGGCTTGCTAATTCAGTTTGTCAAATCAGCGTTCTTCGGGGCTAGTTCCGCCCCAGATACCGTGTCGCTGATTGGTGCGTAGCGCATAGTCAAAGCACTGTTTCTTGATTGGGCAGTCATAGCAAATACCCTTGGCAATTACGCTCATCTGATGCCGCACCGTAGCATCTGGCTCATCCTCTGGATACCACAGCGCAGGGTGCTTTTCGCACTCTACTCCCCCTACAGCCTGTATAGAAAATAACAATTTCATATACTCGCTTGATAAATGTCCGAGCCATCGCATAAAGTAAGGCTACTCGGTGAAAGGAGAAAAATGCAGATTTATGCACCAGATTTCATAAATGGGGCAAAGCTGCTGGGTAACTTTGAGCCAGGAAGCCCTGAGTGGCATTCTGAGCGGTCTAGGGGCGTTGGGGGTAGTGAAGTAGGGACCATACTCGGTCTGAACCCTTACGAGAGCGCCTACGCTTTATGGGCCAAAAAGACAGGCAGGATTCCATCTGAGATTCAGGAGAACTGGGCAATTCGGTTCGGTAAGGCTTTTGAGGAGCCAATCCTAAAACTGTGGATGGAGGAACATCCTGATTGGGATGTCTATACAACTGGCACATACGCAGATGGCGACTGTGAATACCGCCACGCTAACCCTGATGCCATAGCCATCCACAAGACCACGCAGGAGATGATGGTCATTGAGGTCAAGACAGCCCGCAGCACATGGGAATCGGTTCCACCGTCCTACATGGCTCAGGTCTTGCACTACATGGGTGTGCTGAAGATACAGCGCGGCATGATCGTGGCCGTGGCAGGTATGACCTGGAACGAATACGATGTGCCATTTATCGCATCGGCCATAGACCTACAGAACGAAATGATTGACCAATTCTGGGCTTCAATTCAGTCAGACAAAAAACCTGAGTGGGATGGCTCGGAAAGCACCTACCAGGCAGTTAGGGCTGAGAACCCGCAGATTGAGATTAGGGACCACGAACTCGGTCAGGTAGGGGTTTTACTACTCCAGGCCCAGGAAAGGGCTGATAGGGCCAATTCTGAGCTTCTGAGGGTCAAGTCTGAGGTGATGGACAGCATGGGTAGAGCCAAGTATGGAACTGTCAACTCAGAACGCATAGTTACACGCCAGATGAGAGGCAGCTCGCCGTCACTGGTTATCACCAAAAAAGGCACAAGCTGGATCTAGGAGGAAAAATGCCACGCTTTGATTTATCTACTTATGAAACTGTTGAAGAACGAATTAGGAAGTTCTACAAGGAGTATCCCGATGGACGCATTATCACGCAAAACCTTACAACTACTACTGACCGCTCTGTGGCGACTTGGGTTGTTGGCGCAGCGGTTTACCTTACTGCTGGCGACCAAGCAAACAATCTCCCGAAGGCCACGGGTCTGGCATTCGAGATTGATGGTGGTCCTGGTGCGAATCAGACTTCGGCTCTTGAAAATGCAGAAACCTCTGCCATCGGACGAGCTTTAGCCTCTGCTGGATTCAGTGGCAACAAGCGCGCATCTCGCGAGGAGATGGAAAAGGTCAATCGCGTTACAGAAATGAAAGACAATTGGTTGGTTGAAGCGGATAAGATTTCAGACATAGGCGGTTTGCGCTGGCTCTACGCGAAGGCGAAGGGCGAAGGTGCAACACCTGATGTTCTGGAAAGGATTGAAGCTCGTGCCAAACAGTTCAGTGCTGATGTCGAAAGTGGCGGAGCTGACGGAGGCGTATCAACAGGCGCTACAGAGGGGCAATCAAAATGAGGCTGCCTTCTGGAAAATCGAACTTACTTATGCGATTTGGAATCTAAGTGATACCTTCCCAGATCACAGAAGAAATAGCCCGCCTGATTCAGGAAAACCAACGCGGGGCTGATGCGCTTTACCAAGCTGAAGTCGCTCTGGCTGAAGCTGAACACGAACTTGACACGATAGAACAAAAAGCTTTTATCAAGACACAAGGGACTGTTGCCGATAGAACTGCACTCGCAAAGCTAGAATCTGCTGACGCTCGCCTACAGCGCGACCTTAGACGAGCAGAATTCAACAGAATCAAAGTCAAAATCAAAATCATTGAGACATCGCTAATGGCGATTGGAACTCAAGTGAAGCTGATGCAAGCGGAGATGCGATGACCATAAACAAATTCATGCGAGGACAACTTGAGAAAAGGGACCCATACTGCGTTCACTGTGGCGAAACTACTGATCTTGTTATTCACCATCGGAAAAATCGCGGGATGGGCGGCTCCAAGGTTCTTGACACATACGAGAACCTACTTAGGGTCTGCCAAAGCTACAACACCGCCATGGAATCGAACTCAGATGTCGCAGCAGAAGCAAGAGGATGGTCCCACAAACTAGAGTCCTGGGAGGACTTTTCGGAGCCAATCTATGACCGCTGTGATGGGGAGTGGTATCAGCTAATGCCAGACGGCACAAAGAAGGCAATAACAAGAACTATTCATAAATTGTTCTAGGAGGAACAATGCCACTAATCAGGGGACACCATTCATTTGACGACCACTTTACCCAGATACCTAACGACTGGGTTCGGGATACACGCTTGAGTTTGAAGGCTATTGGTTTACTGGCTCAGATAATGAGTCATACACCAGGCTGGCGAATGAGCATTCGGTCATTGGCAAAGGTGAATGGAACTGGACAAGACACCATAAAAAGCGCCATTTTAGAACTTGAGAAATTTGGCTATCTCGTTAGATCATCAGAACAGGGCCATAACGAGGATGGGACTTTCGCTGACTATGACTTCAAAACTCAAGACCCGTTCCAAAACCCCGTTACGGCAAAACCCCGTCACGGTGAAACAGGGCATAAAGAAGAACATAATTCAATAGAAGAACAAGAGATTAAGAATAACCAGAGAATACAGTCGGAAAAATTGTTTGATGAATTCTGGAAAGAGTATCCACGCAAGGAAGGAAAGAAACCAGCCTTCAAGGCTTTTAGGTCAGCCCTATCAAGAGCATCGTTTGAGGACATCATCGCTGGTGTAATTGCCTATAGAAGCTCAGACAGAGTTAGGCGTGGATTTATCAAGCTTCCAGCAACCTTTTTGAACGAGGACGCCTGGGAAGATGCAGCTACGCATAACCAGATACAGGAATTCGGTAGCGAGCGCCGAGCGAAGGACCTTAGTGCGACTGAGCAGTATCTGGCTGAGATGGAGAAACTCAAGAGCCAGGCAGCGCCACCACCCAAATGCAGACACGGCAAGAATCTCGCATTGTGTTCTCTCTGTGTCGGAGGATAGGCTTACCATGTGGATGAATTTGTTGACTGCTACCGCTGTGGTGCGACCTTTTTGGTCAACCGCAAACGGATCAAAGCAAGGATGTTTTGTGAGAGCTGTAGGGTCAGCAAAGCTAACACCGTCCAAAACGGAGAGCATAAGTGCCTACCCTGGCACGGCCACTTCGCAGAGGACATGACAACACCAATAGACGAATACGGCAATCCCGTCTTGCCAGGATACAGAATTTGTGGCAAGCTGGATTGTGTGAATTCAGGCCATGTGAAAGGATAAGAAAATGGCACAAGTAAAAATCAGCGGCGCAACAGTTGTTTACACAAACCCAAAGGGCTTCACCGCCAAAGGTCAAGTCAAGGTTCTGGGTGAGATGCGTGACGAGTATTACAAAGTCTGGACAGAGCAGAAGTTCCAGAAGGGCGATGTAGTAGAAATCGTTGGCGACCTTTCGGTTCGTATTGAGAACTACGAGGACAAGAGAACAGGCCAGGAAAAGCAGGCTGCTGCCATCCATGTGAACAACCCAATCATCAAGTCTGACTCTCCGTTCTAGACTTAATGGGTGATTGTTCTAGAAGTATTCGGCAGGCCAACCCCACAGGGTTCCAAAAACATTTACCATGGGCGGCTGGTCGAAGCACAATCAGTCAATCTCAAAAAATGGCGCGCTGCAATCGCAGAAGCTTGCCAACCGTATGCAAACCAGAACATCCATCTTGGCCCCGTAAGGGTTGAGGTGGATTTCTATTTGCCTAGACCCAAGTCTGTTCGTGTAGCAGATAGGGCGCTACCAATCGTCCCGCCCGATCTGGATAAGCTCCTGCGGGGCTGTTTAGACGGCGTTGGTCAGTCGGGCATGATTTGGGGAGATGACTCTCAGGTTGTAGAAATCATGGCCCGTAAGCTTTACGATGACGAAAGGCAGATGGGCGCAACTATCAGGATTATCCCTGTATAACTTTTTGATAACGACACGGCTTACAAGCTTGACCCCGCCCCAGTGGTGGGGTTTACTTGTATCAACAGATGAAAGGACTGTTATGAGAGTAAATGAAATCAAGGGGCAACTTGACTTCTTCGCAGACGCACTGTTCCAGGCTGGCTATGACATGGGCTGGAATTCGGTGCTAGAGGAGCTAGATCAACTTGCAGACCGTGAATGGAACAACGGATTACCAGCGAGCGCTGAAGTAATTCGTGCGGCTGTAAATCACATGAGAGAGGGTATAAGTGAAAACTTTACAAGGTGACATCAAGGACTGGTGGTATGACGTGGCTGACTGGCTGTTCCCAAAACAGATGGACAAAGCCTACGAGCAGGGCATTCGGGTGGGCGCTGAGTATGCAGCCCGTCTAATGTCTTTTCAAGTTATAGAAGCAGGCGAAAAAGCAGAGCTAACTAAGTCGCAGCAGGTAGGCTTTGAGGTCGCTCGCAAAGCAATCCGCGAGTCCAAAAAGACCATCACATCCAGGACAGGAGCCATGCTCTAATGATGAAGATAACCGTCTGGGAACTGCCAAACTGCGTGCAGTGCAACCAGACCAAGCGTGAGTTTACAAAGCGAGGCATCGTGTTTGAGACGCGCCAGCTAAACAAATCACAGAAGGCAGTCAAGCGATTCTTGGAGCTGGGATTCAGTCAGGCTCCGATTATCGAAACAGATGACCGCCGCTGGAGTGGATTTCGGTTGGACAAGATCAACAGCCTTGCGATGCACCTGAAGTCAGAGCGCGCTCACGGCATCAATGTTCCACTAGAACCAATCAAGCAAGTGGCAGAGGAAGTGGAAGATGACTAAAGACATTGAAGTCTTGATAGAAATAAACAACTGGTATCAAACCTATGCCAAGGTCAACTACCAAAATCGTTTCTTTTTTATTGACAGACGAGCTGGTTATCTTGGACTTGAAGAATGGGAAGATGAGCAGTCGAGAAGTAACCGTAGCGTTTTGACATTCCTAAACAAACCAGTTAGGGAGTGGGAGATACCTTACGCACAAGAGCCAATGAATCAAAACGAATTGGCCGAGTTGGTAGCTGGCCTAATCGAGGTTGGCGAAGATGATTGAGTTCATAATGATTCTGTCAGTCGTAAATACTTTATTGATAGCAATAATGCTTTTGAAAATGGGAGCTAACGAAGAATGATTCCAAAGTCCGTCAAGATAGGCGCTCAGACCTTTGACATCTTTGAGCGCACTAAAAAGCAAGACACCTTCTTGGCGGAAGGGAACTATGGCTATACCCGCGATGAGGCAAACATTATCGTGGTGGACTCAGAGCTTCACATTACAAAGAAAAAAGTGACACTGCTGCATGAGATTCTTCACGCGGCGCGGATGGTTTATGAACTGCCAGTCAGACCAAAAGACAAAGCATCTTTTGAGGACTGGGAACACTACTTCATCGGCATCTACGAAACATCTTTACTAATGATTATGAAAGAGAATCCAGGATTATTGAAATGGCTAACAAAAGAGAACTAAAAGAGGAACGAGAGTTTATACGCAACGAGCGTATCTACACTGACTTTCGGCAGGCCGCAGCCCTACTAAGGGATAAGAACCTAGTGTGGTCTGCCGATCTAGATTGCATCCGCGAGGACTTGGCGGAATACCTAGAGCAGCGCGCACTATTCGGTGCGGCTAACAGCGAGCATCTAATCGCAGTCGTGCAGCGGCTGTTGGCGGATGAGAATGACTTGAGCGTGCGATGAACGATGACCTGAATGTAGATGACTTGATAAACGGATGGAAGTATCAGGACCAGTTTGAGGCAATCTCAATGAAACTAATTGAGGCTGGAATTCAGTTGGGCGTCAGGGCTACAGGACTGGAGTTCCTGAAGTCGCTGGTCGTCAAAGATGTAACGGCATTCACAGAGGACGAGCTGAAGAAGCTACTGGATGCCAGTTATGACAATGCAGTCAAAATGCTAAAGGAGAGAATGAAGAATGCTAGAGGGGCTTGAGCCAAAAAAGAAAAACACTGCTTGTGCTGTTCGCAAGCTTATGGATACCCTAGGTGAGAAGGACGGCCAGATACTCCT